CTTGACGATTGGACAGACCCCGCCGCCCCCGTGCAGAAGCCGCTTGTCCCCGATGGAACGATTGCGCTTCTTTCGACAGCGGCGGCGTACTCCATGTACTACGGAGCGGTTACGCTTCTCGATGGGCGCGGCGGCGCGGCGGAAAGTTTTATCACCGTTGAGGGTTCGAGAGTACCCGACACTTGGACAAAGCGCAACCCCGCCCGCCGTTTCTTACAGCTTAACAGCAACCCCCTTCCCGTGCCGCACGAAGTTGATAGTTGGTTTGTTGCCGTGGTGCTGTAATGCCGGGGTTCAAGGCGCAAGTGAAGCGCGACATTAAAAAAGTTTTTCACAACGCCGACGAACACGCGGACATAACACGGGTTGAGTACAACGGGGTACAATACAAAATTCCGATTGTGATAGACCATGACGGGGCGCGGGACCGGCAACGACCGTCGAGCGACCATGCGGACGGCATTTTTATTGCCGACATGACCGTATATATTTCGCTTTACGACTTGAAAATTGTACCGCGCAAGGAAACGGCTATCACAATCGGCGGCGTTGACTACAGCATTATCAAAGCGGCTTGCGACGCGGGCGAAATAACGCTTGATTTGGAGTTGTTGGACGAATGATTGAGATAACGGAAAAGCAAATTGACCGCGTAAACCTCATACTTGGCGGGTTAAAAAACGCGCCGAACAAAGCGTTCGCTAATGTTATCAACCGTGCGCTTACAACGGTTCGTTCTCAATCGGGCAAGCATATTCGGGAAACCTACAAAATCAAGCAACAGGACATTACGAGCGGTCAGAATATGAGCATGAAGCGGGCGAGCGGCGGGAATGTAGAGGGTTCAATCAGCTTTGCGGGAACGCTTATACCGCTGATTAAATTTAATGTGAATCCGTCGCAACCCCGCAAAAAAACCGTTTCCGTTTCCGTGCTTCGGCAGGGCGGCGGAACACGGTTAATACATGCTTATGTGGCAAACTTAGGACGGTACGGCGTCGGGTTGTTTGAGCGGGAAACGAGCAAACGCGAATCATCGAAACAGCTTTACGGACCGTCAACGGCGCATATGGTGGAAAATGAGGACGTGCTAACAAAGGTTGAAGCCGCCGCAATGGACACCATCGACAAGCGCATAGAACACGAAATAACCCGCATTTTGAACGGGTACACATAGGGAGGGATAAAGCATGACCCCGGTTGTTTTGCTTGCGGAGCTTAAAAGATTCATTGAGGAAAACACGAAGGATATTATTCTTTCCGTGCGCCCCGTGAAAAATAAAACCTTACCCGAGCCGCGCACGAGAGGGAAACCCGCCGCGCCGTCAAAGGACGCAATCACCGCCCGCGCCCCCGAGGTTCATTTAATGCGGCTTCCCGACAAGGACGCAGAAACACAGCGAATCCCCTATGTCCTTTTGCAATTCCTCACGGGCAAGGACGAACACATACCGACCGAACAGCCGGACAGCGAATGTAATATTCGCATTGTCGTTGCGACATATTCTGAGGACGGCGGCGAGGGCGCGGGGGATTTGCTGAATGTCATTACACGCATACGGGTTGCGCTCTTGAAAGCGGGAGAGGTTGGACACCAATTCTTACTTAGAAAACCGCTTGAAAGCGTTATATACCCGGACGAAACCAACCCGTATTATTTGGGCGAAATGCTCACGATATGGGAAATGCCGATTATCGAAAGAGAGGTAAACAATTATGGCGACGAATAAAAAAGGCGTGTCCGATTTGGACACGGAAAACACAGCGGCGGAAGCCGAAAACGGCGTTGCATATGCGGAGGACACGCCCGCCGCGCCGACAAAGACGCGATATGAGGGAGTTACAAACTTCGCCTATATCGGACCGTCGTTACCGGGCGGCAGATTGAAAAGCAATACCATTTTGAGCGGGACACACGCCGAAATCACGGCGTATTACGCCGAAGCGATTACGCTTTACCCGAACGCGGCGAAGCTGATTGTCCCCGTGGCGCGGCTTGCGGAGTTCCGCGAAAAGGTGCAAACAAGCGGCAATGTTATGTATAACTATTACGCGGAGCTTGCCGCCGCGATTAGCGCGAAAGGAGAGGAATAAAAATGGCATTTTATCACGGCGTAAAAACGCGGCAAGTTGAAACGAGTATCTCAACGCCCGTTACAGCGGGAAGCGGTATTACCTTTGTTGTGGGGACCGCGCCCGTACATACCGTAGGCGGAAGCGTCAACGAACCGATTTACGGGGGCAACAACAACGAATCTGTAAGCGCGTTGGGCTACGGCGACGATTGGGGCAAGTACAGCCTTTGCGAAGTCATGTACAATCATTTCCGCTTGTACGCTACCGCCCCCGTTATCTTTGTAAACGTGCTTGACCCCGAGAAACACAAAAAGACAACGGCGGCAAAAGCGTTCCCCATTGTGGACAAACGGGCGTATTTGCCGCTTGAAGCAATCAAAGAGTCGGTGACCGTTGAGAGCTACGCAGCGGGCGAAGATTTTGATTTGTTTTACGATAACAACGCGCTTGTTCTCGAAATCTTGGAGGGCGGTTCTATCCCCGGGGAAACAACGGAGTTGATGGCGGGCTTCAATGAGGTTGACCCCTCGCTTGTTACCAAAGCGGACATTATCGGCGGCTTCAACGTGAACACGAAGAAAACGAGCGGCTTTGAGCTTATCGAAGCCGTGTTCCCGAAATACAGCATTGTTCCCGATATTGTGATTTGCCCCGGCTTTTCGCATGACGCGGAGGTTGCGGCGATTATGAGTGCGAAAGCGTCCAACATCAACGGCGTTTTTGAAGCGAAAGCCCTTTGCGACGTTGACACAACGGAAGTACGGCACTACGCGGACGTTACCGCGTGGAAAAAGGCGCAGAACATCAACGCAAAAACGCAAGCCCTTTGCTTCCCTATGTGCAAGTTGGGGGACCGCGTTTTTCATATGTCCACGCAGATGGCGGGGCTTATTGCTACGGTTGACGCGAACAACGGCGGTTGCCCGGCGGAAAGCCCGTCAAACAAGCTCTTGCAGATTAACAGCACTGTTCTTGCGGACGGCACGGAGGTATTGCTTGACCTTCAGCAAGCAAATTACCTTAACGCGAACGGCGTTACAACCGCCCTTAATTTTATCGGCGGCTTTGTGTTGTGGGGCAATGAAACGGCTTGCTATCCCGCGAACACGGACGTTAAAGACTACTTCCTTTGCGTGTCGCGTATGTTCGGGTGGGTTGCGAATTCGATTATCCTTACCTATTGGGGCAAGGTTGATAAGAAGTTGAGCCGCCGCTTGATTGACAGCATTGTTGACAGCTTGAACATTTGGCTTAACGGGCTTACATCGGAGGAAAAACTTTTAGGCGGGCGCGTTGAATTCCCCGAAGAAGAAAACACCGTTACCGCGCTTATGAGCGGCAAGGCGGTTTTTCACATCTACATGACCCCGCCCAGCCCCGCAAAAGAAATCGAGTTTGTTCTTGAATACGACCCGTCGTATGTTACGGCGGCGTTGACTATGTAGGGGGTGAAAAGACATGGCTAAAATTAACGAATCCGTAATCAACTTTCAGGTGTACGAAAACGCCACGGAACATTACGGAATGGCAGAAGTTACATTGCCCGAAATCTCAAACATTACGAACGAGGTTAAGGGCGCGGGGATTAGCGGCACGTTTGAAAGCGTTGTTTTGGGACACCTCGAAGCAATGTCCCTCACACTGTCCTTCCGAACGCTTGTCAAGGACGCTATCGCCTTGTTAGAGCCGCGCGACCATCAGATTGATTTACGCGTGGCACAACAGGACAAGGACACCGTTTCAGGGCAAACACGGGTTGTTGCGCTGAAGCACGTTCTTGTTGTCAAGCCGAAAAAACTAAACCCCGGCAAGGTTGCCCCGGCTTCCCCCGCAGACGCGAGCGGCGAATACGGCGTTACCTATTGGGCGACGTTCATTGACGGAAAGAAAACCCTTGAAATTGACATTTTGAATTTTATTTACTATGTCAACGGCGTTGACTACCTCGCGGACGTTCGCAAGGCGTTAGGCAAATAATCAGCGGATTAACCCCCGCTGATTTTCTTTTGCCAATAAAATATAATGGAGGAATTACCATGAGTGAAGAAAACAAGACAAACACCGCCGCAGAGGGCGCAGAAATCGCCGTAGAGCGCACGGACAACGCGGGCGGGGTGATTGTGCCCCTTGCCGAGAAAAACGCCACATCGGGCGCGGCGGGCGTGTATGTGCATAGGTTCAAGAAGCCCTTTGAGTATGAGGGTAAGAAGTACGAAACGCTTAATTTCTATTATGAGCGTTTGACGGGCAGGGACGTTATCGCCATTGAAAGCGAAATGCAAGCAAATAACGAGTATGCGCTTGACCCGCTGCTTTCCCGCAGTTTTCAAAGCAAGATGGCGAGCCGCGCAAGCGGTATGGCGGCGGACGTGTTGGAAGCTATGCCAATTCAGGAGTTTAACAAAATCACGAACGCGGCAAGAAATTTTTTAATAGATTCGGGATATTAAAAATCCCGAACGGTTGGTTCGCGCAAGAGAGCTTCCGCCTTGCGCGTAATTCATACACGCCCGTTACGTTTTATTTGTCGCTCACAATCCCGGAGTTTTTCTATTGGCGGGATAGTATTATTGCGGTATTGAACGAGGAACGGCGCGGCGGAAGGTAACACGGAATCCGAGCGGGGGAGAAATCCCCCGCTTGGCATTTACAAGGGGGTGAGAACATGGCGGGACGCAAAGAATACGAATTGTTGATAAGCCTAAAAGCGGCACTTGGCGGAAGTTTTAATTCGTCATTCCAAACCGCTATGAACACCACAAAGAATTTGCAAAATTCGCTTCAAAGCATAAAAAAGGTGCAAAGCGATATTTCGGGCTATAAAAAGACACAGGACGCAATAGCCGCGACAAAGAACAGCGTTCAAGAATTGGCGCAAAAACACGGCGAATTGCAAAAGAAACTTGCGGACACGACCGCGAAAGAAAGGGACTTGCAAAAAGCCCTTGAAACGAGCAAAAAGGCAACGGGCGCGGAAACCGAGGAATATAAGCGGCTTGAATCGGAGCTTAAAAAGACGCAGAGCGAAAAGGAAAGGCTCACGAATCAGATAAAAAACAATGAAGCCGCCACAGATAAAGCCACAAAGAAAATCGGGGAGGAAGAAAAGAAACTTGCCGATTTGTCAAAACAGCTTCAGACAACGGGCGTTAATACCGACAATCTCACCCGCGAAAACGAAAAACTTGAAAAGGCATACGAGCGGTTAAAGAAAAGTCAAGAAGATTACGCCCGAATCAATCAAAAAATCGAGGAAAACAAGGCGGCAATATCCGCTACAAAAACGGAATTGCTAAAGACCACGGCGGCGATTACGGCAGCGGGCGCGGCTTTTTATAAATCCTTTATCAGCCCCGCCGCGGAGTTCCAAAGCGAAATGTCGAATTTGGGCGCAATTACGGGCGCGACCAATGAAGAAATAAATCAAATGTCCGCCGGAATTCGTGAAATATCTAAAATCACGGGTACGCCGTTAATGGAATTGGCGCAAAACGCAAAAATGGTTGCAGAAGCGGGCGGCGACGTAAATTTAGTTATGGCGCAAATGCAACACGGAACAAACCTCGCAAACGCAACGCAAAGCGACATGGCAACCACCCTCGACTTCTTGGGTTCGCAAATGAAAACCTTTGGTATCGCGGCGGAGGACACACAAGGGGTTGTTGATAGTTTTGCATATGTAAGCACCCTCGCAAACTTGGAGCTTAAACAGCTTGGGGACGCATATGTAAACGTGGGCGGTTCGGCGGCGCAAGCCGGAATGAGCCTTGACGATGTAAACGCCATAATGGTTACATTCTCGAACGCCGGACTAAAAGGCGGCGCGGCGGGAACGTCACTCAACGCCGTTATAAGAAACCTATCAACCCCGACAAGCAAGGCTTCGGACGCGCTGAAAGAATTGAATGTTGCCCTTTACGATGGGACCGGCGCAAGCCGTGATATGTTCGATATTATGGCGGACTTAGAGAGTTCACTTGGCGGGTTGACAGATGAACAGAAAAACCACTACCAAAACGTAATATTCGACAGCGTGGCGCAAAAGGGTTGGAATATGATTGCCGATGAAACCATTGGCAGTATTGCAGAATTGCGCGACGAGTTGGAAGGTTCATCGGAAGCGTTCGATGGGTTGGGACAAGCCGCGGGAATGGCGGCAAAGCAAAACGACAACCTAAACGGTGATATTGCTTCAGCAAAAGCCGCGTGGCATGACGTGTCGTTAGTGATAGGCGATTTGTTTATACCGCATGTGCGAACCGCGATACAGTATGTAACGCAGATAATAAACAAGTTCGGCGATTTTGCAAAGGAAAACCCACAGCTTATTAAAACCCTTGTAGGCGTTGCCGGAGGGCTTGGAGCGGTCAAGGTGGGAAGCCTTGCGGGTAAACTTGGATTCTTGGAAATGAAGGGCGGCGTACTGGAAGCGGCAAAGGGGCTATTGGGCTTCAAGGCGAACGCCGCAGAAGCGGCGGCTTCGGCTCTAACGGGTTCGGGCGACGTTGTTTCATTCGGAAAAAAGCTCACGGATTATTTCGGCGGGGTTAAAAACTCAATCGGAAATGTCGGCGGCTCTATAGATAAATTGGCGAGCGGCAAACTATCGGGCTTGTTCTCCAAAATCGGCGGCGGCGTGAGTGATGGAATATTAAAGCCGCTTGGAGGAATCGGCAGCAAGGTAACGGACGCATTGGGCGGCGTTGGCGGTAAGGTGACGGGCTTCTTCGGCGGTATCGGTGAAAAGGTTGCGAACGGACCGCTTGGGAAAATCGGCGGCGTGTTCAAGAGCATAGGCGGTACAGCGGGTTCGGTGCTTGGGGGACCGCTTAAAGGCTTGGGAAGTTTGTTCGGCGGGCTATTCGGAAAAGCAATGCCCGTTATTATGATATTATCCGCGTTGTCAATCTTGTTCTTGAAGTTGAGCGGCGAGGACACTTCCGAGTTCATTCAACCGTTGTTGGACGCGTTCGAGCAAATTAAGCCCGTCCTAAAAGACGCAATGGAGCAGTTCAAAGAGTTAGGAAAACAATTGCTTCCAATGCTCATGGACACGGTGAAAAAACTCGCGCCGCTCTTGGGGCAAATAGTCACGGCAATATTACCGATTGTCTTAGAGGTCATACAACAGCTTGTGCCTTTGCTGATACAAATAATCGGAGCGGTATTGCCCGTGATTCTTGACATAATCGGGGAGCTTGCGCCGTTGCTTACGGACATTATAACAGCGGTATTGCCGATTCTGCTTCAGTTGATACAAACCCTCTTGCCGATAATAACACAGCTTATAACGGCGGTTTTACCGATAATCGTTGACGTGCTGAAAATGCTAATGCCAATTATTACGGAGCTGATACAAGCCGTGTTGCCCGTGCTGATGGCGATATTAGAAGCCCTTATGCCCGTAATTACGGTGCTTGCGGATTTGTTCAGCAAGTACCTTGCAACGGCGATAGAGGGCATTAAGCCCGTGATTGAAGCCCTTATGAATATTCTGAAAGGTGTAATTGACTTTATAACGGGCGTTTTCACGGGTGATTGGGGCAAAGCGTGGGAGGGTGTAAAAAACATCTTTCAAGGCATTGTTGACGGGCTTGTAGGCATATTCAAGCTACCGCTTAACCTTATCATCGAGGGAATCAACTTCTTCATAGGCGGGCTTAACAAACTCACAATACCCGATTGGGTGCCGGGCGTTGGCGGAAAGGGCATAAACATTCCGCTTATCCCGAAACTTGAAAAAGGTTCGGACTACACCCCCGATACATTTATTGCGGGTGATGTAAACGGCAGGGGCGGCGAGCTTGTGGCAAACGCCCGCGGGCGCAAGGTATTCACAGCGGCGCAAACAAGCGCGATATTCGAGAACATCAACCGCGCAAAGGCGTTCAACGCCGCATATGCCGCCGCGCCGCTACCCGACATGCCGCCGCAGGGCGGCGGGCAGACTTTCACAATCCAATACAGCCCGACGATTTACGTTGATGGCAACACGCCGGGGGATTTGGAAGAAAAGCTAAAGCAAAACAACGAATCATTGCTACAGATGTTCAAGGAATTTTTGCGGCAACAACGCGAAAACGATAGGAGGATGGGATATGCCTAAAACATACAAAACGACATTGGGCGATATGTGGGACGCGATAGCGTTAAAAACGCTTGGAAGCGAAATGCACAAGGACGCGCTTATAAACAGCAACCAAAAGCACAGGCATATTTACATTTTTTCGGCGGGGGTTGTGCTTACAATCCCCGCCGTAACCGTTGCGCCGCCGTCGAGCTTGCCGCCGTGGAAGCGGGGTGCGGGCATATGAGCGACAGCACATTAGCAAGGCGGACGGAAATTGCGGTTAAAATCGGCGGCGCGGACATTAGCGCGGATATGAATAAATATCTTCTACAAATGACATACACCGACAATGAGGAAGATAAAACGGACGATTTGCAAATATCCCTCGACGACCGCGAGGGCGTATGGCTTACGGATTGGTTGACCGCGGAGGACGGCGCAAAGGGCGCGGAGCTGTCCGCCGTTATCGTGCAAAAGAATTGGGAATCAGACGGGAAAGACCGCGTACTTGATTGCGGCTTGTTTGAAATAGACAGTATAGACGGTTCGGGACCGCCCGCGCAAGCGGCAATTAAAGCAACGTCCCTTCCCTATTCCTCGACCGTTCGGACAGAGAAAAAAACAAAAGCGTGGGAGAAAATCAAGTTATCAGCGATAGCGGACGAAATCGCAAGCAAAAACGGCATGAAGTGTATGTTTGAATCGTCCTTTAACCCGCTGTATGAACGCCGGGAGCAAGTGCAATTATCTGATATTGTGTTTTTGCAAGGGCTATGCAAGGACGTAGGGATAGCGTTAAAAGTGGCGGCAAATATAATCGTATTGTTTGACGAAGCGGACTATGAGCAAAAGCCCGCCGTCCGCGAGATTGAGCGCGGCGCAGCGGATATAAAATCATACCGTTTCGGCACATCGTCAAGTGATACGAAATACGGAAAATGTCACGTTATTTACACCGACCCGCAGACAGGGCAGACGATTGAATACACATACACGCCGCAGGGCGCAGACAAGAGCGCGCCCACGCTTGAAATCAACGAGAAGGTGAAAACCCGCGAGGACGCGCGGCAATTGGCTATGAAGCGGTTGCGGCAAAAGAACAAAGCCGAGTATTCGGCGGAGTTTACGCTTGTCGGGGATATTAGACTTGTTGCGGGCGTTACGGTGGAGCTTATCGGGTGGGGGTTGTTTGACGGCAAATACATTATCGAAACCGCCACACACAGCGTAACGGCGAGCGGGTACACCCTGCAAGTGAAATTACGGCGCGTATTGGAGGGGTATTGATGAACGGCGAAAGAGAATTAACCATCTTGAAAAATATCGTGCGCGTGGGTTCGGTCAGTTCGGTAAACACAACCACCAAAACGGCGCGGGTTGCCTTTGCGGACAAGCAAGACCCGCAGGGCAAGCCGCTTGTTTCGGGACCGCTGAAAGTGGTTCAAGCGCAAGCGTGGCTTCCGACCGTGGGGCAATTCGTCCTTTGCCTATTCCTTCCGAATGGTGAAAGCGACGGGTTTGTTATAGGGGGGATTTGACGCATGGCAACAATCGGAACATTGGGGGATATTGTTTTTTCCGTTTCCAAAAATCAAGTGAATACCTTTGACGGCTTAAAGTGGAGCAGTTCCGCGCAATATGCTTCGCATAACAGGCACTTAAAAGACGTGTTGCTTGAATTCACGGGAACGGACGCGGATAAAATCACATTTTCTATGTATTTTTCCGTGTTCTTAGGCATTGACCCTATGGGCGAAATAGTAAAGCTATTGACCGCCGAGCGGAGCGGAAAGGTTATGCGCCTTGTAATCGGGAGCAAAGCATACGGTAAAAATAAATGGGTGATTACAAGTACGTCAAAAGACCTTGAACGGTTCGACAACAAGGGTAATTTGTTGATAGCAAAAGTGAATGTTTCGCTTATGGCATATGCGGGGAGGTGACGCTATGATACATACAATCACGGCGGACGGCGGCGCACAAATAACGCTTGCCCCCGCAACGCTTGTCGAGGAAGTGACGCAAAATATTCTTATGATTCTTTCGACAATCAGGAACACCGCGCCGCTTGACCGCAACTTCGGACTTTCCGCCCGATTCGTTGATAAGCCGCTTGCCATTGCCGAAGCCGTGCTTGTGGCGGAGGTACTGGACGCAATAGAGGAATACGAGCCGCGGGCGGGAGTGGTAGATATTTCTT